ATTACTTCTAACGTTATTGGACTTAATGCACATTTAGGATCTGAAGAACCTTCTAGTATTTTAAGACGATTTGATTACCATATTGTTGTTACAATTTGGGACGAACGTGTTAAAGCTGAGGGAACTGATAGAATTGATCCTATATTAATATCTAATTTGAGTCAAGCCGATAAGGAACGAATTTGGACATTTGATGTTTATAAATTTGTTACTTATGATAAGGCTATGAAACATGAAGATATGTCTGCTGAAGGAAAAGCAGAATTAGTGCAATTAAATCCAAATGATCATTCATGGTATAGACCAGTTGCATCATTTGATGGCTCAAAATGTGATTCACTAGATGAATTAAAAGCATTTTTGGGCAAAGAATGTGAGCTTAAATATAAATTAGGCTTACAACGTGTAAATCTTGATACCGAAAAGGAATCAGAATGCAAGATTTGTTATCATAAACAATCAAAATGCACATGTTCTGAAGAATCCATTGAGAGTCAAGATTTTATTACCCAACGCGCTTATGCTTTGTTACATAGTATTTGTGATATTAAAGATAAAGCTTGGTGTGTCATTCCATTTGTTAATGTAACAATTTCAACATGGATGATTAAACCAGCATATTATTTTAATGTATGGCAATTATTTATTACAGCTAAGTGCAACGATGTTGATTACTACTTTGATAAAAAGATAGAATCAGCTCGAGTTTGGTATTGGCGTTATTGTTTTTTACAATCTTTAAGATATTTTACGAAATTATACTTTGAGTATTTTTTAATATATGCTTTTAGTATTATTTTTGTATTTATAAATATAGGCGTATTTTATTCATGGGGGACTTCATTATTGTTTTTATTAACAATATGTACCGTCACGATTAGAATAGTTTATTTTATTCAATGCTTAAAGATGTCAGATTATGCTTTTTATGAGCAAGCAATGACACCAAATACAGGTGAATTACCAAAATACAGAGTGACTAGAAAGGTTGCAGGCCTTGTTACTTGTATTGGTATTACCGCAGCGTTTTACAAATTGTATATGCGATGTGTTCAACAAAAAGTTGATTCACAACGAGCAGATACATTACATTCAGAGACCGAAATACGATCTTTTCATAAGGCTGTACCTAGAACATCTAAAGCAAGATGCACTAATTCAAGTCAATTTGAGAAGATTATGGAATCGAATGTTGCCAGAATAATGGTAACAAACGCTGACGGCTCACAAAGTATGAGTAATACTGTTTCTTTAGATTCAAATTTATTTTTAGTAACTGGACATTCAGTTCCAGAAAAAGGATTATTTGATATCGTTATTGATTATTCTAAAGAACAGTCACATTTAATAGCACATGAAAAATTATCATCCAAGGACGTTTATCGTTTACCTGGACGTGATTTTTGTATAATTCATGTGCCTTCATCCCAACCAAGGAAAACACTTAAAGATTATTTGCCTTACGGTAAATATGGTAGTGATAATATTCCTTGTATGGGACGAAATGTAAAATTTGTGTCTTGTACACACACTTATGGGTGTCAATTAACAAATGAACCTGTGAGAAATTGCAAGACTACAAAGGCCGGTAATATGAGTGTAGAAACTTATATGCCGCAAAACTTTGAACCAGCACAAGGAGATTGTGGTTCCGTTATTATTAGTCCTATTATCAGTGTTATAGCTGGTTTTCATATGGGATTTTTACGGAAATTGGGAAAAGGAGCTTTTCAACGTGTTTATAGAAGCGATTTAGATAACGCTAAAGCATTTTTTGAAAAGACCAACTTTGTTCCACATAGTACTGGTGAATTACATAAAGGAAATATTGAGTTATCATTAGAGTGCGAAAATGCAACTCATTTGACTTCTCAAATTGATCCTTCAGTAAATTTACCATTAGATAAACATAATTTATGTGTTTATGGAGCAAACCCACTGGCCAAGTTTAGTGCTAGAAATCATTATAGGGATCATCCTTATAAATCTAGCGTAGAAGCTGTTTTTGGACCGGAGAAATATTCTCCACCATTTAAAATTAATAGTTCACATCATAAGCGTAAAGCTCTTACAAAATTAGCAAGTCCTAATCAGGATTTTGTTAAGCAAGATGTTATATACGCTTCAGAAGATTATCTTAAACCGATTTTTGATTTTATTGATAACATGACTTCAGAAGAAAAAGCCAAATATGGAAG